ATACCAAGCCTTTTAAATAGTGCTTTCATATCACTATTTCGCTCAGTATTGGAACTCATATTAATCCAAAATGTTTTGATATTTTCTAGATCAATCATCATAAAAATTTCTTCTTATCTCTTATTTCCTATGTGGTATTTAGGGATCAACTGCCATGATTGCTTCTCTTTGAACGGAACTATCTTAATTTGGTTGAGTGTTGCAAGAGGACTTTCGGTCTTCTTTTGGTCAACAATATCGACCAATCCCCACTCATCTAGTAGTTTAGCAATAAGATTGCGTCTTGCAACATCATTCTCTGAAATATCAGTAGGAAGTCCGTCGAGAGCAAAGAGTTCCTTGAAGTGGACAATGTAATACTTGCCCTTCTTGTGCAGAATATGACACGACTGAAACAGTTTGTTCTCGTTTTTGCTGCTCACTCCAATGCGGGTAAGCGTCTCTTTCACCTTCAGGAAGTCTTCTTGCTGCTTCAGCGTGACTTCCAAGAGGTTTTCAACCTCAATTTTTATATTTTCCATGCTTATCTCTCTAAATTTAAAAAGGTCAACATTTTGACCCTTTATTTAGAGATTTAAGTATTTTGACCGCCTTTTGTCCAACGAGCCTTCATCCGCTCCAATTCAGCCTTTGGAATCATCGCAAGAGCCTCGGTAGCCCTACGGTCTGAATAACCATAGACCTCTTTAAGTATCTCAACATCACCAACAGGAGCAGCCTTGTGCCACGGCGACCAACGCTTGCGCTTTCGGACTATACCGTGATAGTAGTCGTTCTGTGCAGCCTTTTGTAGATGATTCATGCGATTCATCTCATTCGCAAGCATCACGGTATCAGGATGGTAGGAAAAGGCTCGGTTAATGATAAAAGGCTGATACTCCTTGTCCCAAGCCGCATCAGAACGGTATAGACCCTTCTTTTCATGGGAAAGATCGTTTACAAGTTTCCATACACTCATATTAAGCCTTAAACTCGCAATTCATCATTAGTTCTGTCATGAATGCAACCATGTTGATCTCAGGATCAGCCACGAATGCTGCCTTATATTGATAGTCGCCCAAGATCAACACAGCCTGTGGAATAGACTTTGGCGCAAGATATTCAGTCAAGGCATCATAGACCTTGCGGAAAACAAGGGTCTGATCGTTGTCTGCATTCTCAGCAACCCACTTACGCATTGAACCAAAGTCCTTATTACGAAGATAACCCATCAGTTCCTTAAGTCGCGGATCACCTACAGCCGATAGAATGCCAATATCAATCTCTCCTGACAGCGAATACCGCTGCAACTCATTGAGTGTTCTACGGAAGTCAGGAATGTATCGACAGATGAACTTTGCAAGAGCCTGTTCATCAAACTTGATCTTCTCATGATCAAGAATATCACGAACACGCCCAAAGAATCCGCTGCACATCTCCAACTTCTCTTTTTGATTGAAGTTAAAGTCGATGCAAGTGCATCGCGAATGGATTGGCTCAATCACGCGATTCTTGAAATTACATGTGATAATGAATCGGCAATTCTTGGAGAACTCCTCCATTGCCGATCTGAGAGCGGGTTGAAGTGAAGTGGGATTTGCATAGTCAAACTCGTCAAGGATAATCACCTTGGGACGACCTGTAAGACTGATGCTTGTTGCATACGACCTGATCTTCATGCGAAGAGTATCAATGCCTGAATCCTCAGAGCAGTTGATAAGCATCCAATCGGCATCAATGGTATTGCAAATCACCTTTGCCACGGTGGTCTTACCACATCCTGCTCCTCCTGATAGGAGTAGATTCTGACACTCGCCCTTCTCTAGTATTTCAGAGAAGGTAGTCTTCAGAGCCTTCGGGAGAATGCAGTCAGAAAGAACCTGTGGGCGGTATTTCTCCACCCACAGGTAATGATCGTTGTTTTCAGCCATCATATTGAGAATCCGACTCAAGTGCGATCCAGTAGCACAGATCAGAGTTCTTGTTTGTAAACTTGCTTACGACCTTTTCGGTGATCTCAACTTGATAATCACCAGACATCATCTTCATGTTCTCAACCTTGAACTTAAAGTCAAAGTCTTTATCGGTCTTTCCAACCTCTACCTTGTATGCGTTTGAAGTGGATTGTGTCTTATCGGTCGCGCCGATAATAATATTTCCATCATCTGAACGCACAAAGATGTCAGGAAGTTGCAGAACCGATGCAGCCTTCATGAGTTCACCAAACACAGACTGCTTGAGTTCAAAACTTACTACAGCCTTTGGCATATTGATGCGCTTGTTCTGAATATTCAGAAGCGAAGGCTCGGAGTAGAAATACTCAACCGATGCGCCATTTGCACCGCTGACCACAACAGACTTTGGACCAAACTCAAATTCAGGATTCTGAAAGAGAGAGATGGTTCCAAGAAACTTGTTGAGGTCATAGATCGCAAACTGCGTATCAAACTCCTCATCAATTGCAGCCTCTGCCATGATATTACGGGCAGGAGACACCGTTGTGAGTCGGTTGCCAGGATCTACAAGGATGCTGCTACGAATTGCAGCAAAGTTCTTTAGAATGTCTAGAGTCTTCTTTGAGATTTTCATGCTTTGTGCCACAGTCATTCATCCTCCATATCGTCAAATACTTCTTCGATGTCCTCTAGTTTACCACCACGGACAATATCATTCAAGTTCTGTTTCTGTTCATGACGCTTATTCTTATCGTAGGGCTTGTGGTTACTTTGATTTTGACGCGCCCAACGGTTGTAATCTCTGCGTTCAGCCTTCTCTTGATCTCTTCCTCGACCCATGTTAGAACTCCGTAATATTCTCCAAGTGTTGTGTTAGCCTATTCTTTACCATGTAATCTAATAGCAGACTTGTCTTCTGCGTTTTTGTCTTGTTGTATTCTTCCATGATCTTTTCAGACCATTCGGTTGGAATCTGAAACAGATTCAGCACCGTGTTGTTTTGTGCATATCGTGGGTTAATCTTGTTGTAATCTTCGCCACGAACCATTGCTTCACTAGCCGCCTTGATGATCTCATCAAGACGCTTCTTTGTCATTGGCTTCTGACGCTTGCCATCGGTGATAAGACAGTCTTCTTCAGACAAAACATTAGGAACGCCATCACCTGAATCTCCACGAATGACAAGTTCTGTGAGGGCTGCAATGGGATCAGGACAACTAATGAATTCCTTCTTTATTGGCGACCATTGCTCAATGTAGTCTCGGTTCATCGTCTTGTTTAGAATCTGCAATTGCTCAAAGTCTCCATCGCTAGAGACGATAAGAATACGCTTCTCAATGTGAGACATTCGCTTGCACAGCGTAGCAATAAGATCATCTGCTTCACAGCGATCAACAGATAACCATCGGTAGGGCAAAACAGCCTTCAACTCATCGCGAATCTCGTTCACGATACCAAAGATGCGACTCCAATCTCGGTCGCTCTCTGCCCGTGCCTTCTTGCGATTAGCCTTATAGTTTGGAAAGTAATCCTTACGCCAGTAGTCCTTGGTGTCGTTGCAGATGACGATTTCGCCATATTCACGACCAAACTTGCGCTTCACCGTCAGATATGACGAGAGCGCGATATGACGCACAAGATCTTTTGAGATCTCCTTATCATCCTTTACTTGCATGAGGACAGAAGAGACTAAGATCTGCGAGTTGTCGATGAGTATCATTTAAGTGCCTGTAGAATGATTGTATTTTCGTTCAAGCGACCATTTGCCTTCGCTTGCTTTGTCTTTAGACTATTCAGCGCATTATTGATCTGCCTGATGCCTCCAAGCATTGATTTTAGCACATCCTTCGGCTTACGCAACTTCTTTGTGTAAGATTTCTTTTCATCGAAACCCACGATAGAAGTTCCCTTCACAGCAAAACCCGCCACAAGCGGAGAAACCTCATAATACGAGATTGACTTATACTTAGTATTATAGGTGATCAATCGGGTAGAACCGATGATTTTCACGGGATCTAGAGAAACTACTCCAAGATCTGCGTCTTCTTTTTGAAACTTTACCTTTGCCACTTGCTTTTCGGGTGGCTTTGCCTTCTTCTTGCGAGGCTTCTTCAACTTCTTGCCAAGCGCAGCAAACTGATTTGCATTGTAAACAATATCAGAGAGAAATTCAGAGAACTTCTGAAGATCCTTTTTCTTTAGGAAAGAATAACCCTCGACAAGATCCGCATCAACACCATCAATTGCATCCTGAATCTCGCGAGAAATCTTGTTGAATTCGTCAGCAATAGCCTGACAATAGATTGGCTTTACTTTCTTTGCGACAAGCCATTCCGACATAGAGAACGATGGCTTCTTTCCTGCCCTGATGTCCTCTAGACCCGAATCAAGATTCGCATTCATCTCTCCGATGTAATCGCCTGTAACGCGCTTAATGCGATCCTGTAGCGATTCCCGTGGCTCTTCTGCCTGTGTAGAAGCCTCGGCGCGAGACTTAGCCTTGCTGTCGCCAATATGCTTGAGCATGGCAACATTCTTATTGATAATGGCAATGTATTCCTTTGGAAGATCTAGACCAAGATTTGCCATGCGGCAATAAGAGCCGCTATCATAGTCAAATACACCGCCACTAGAGCATAGTTGAATTGTTTCCTTGTCATAGCCATTCTTCTTCATCCATTCAAGCAACCACTTCTTGAGGTCAGCATGGTCAGCCATGCCACGATACCAATTCTGTGCCTTTAGGATCTGCCACATGAGATCCTTGCCCGTGAGTTCCTCCTTGCCCTTCCATTGAGGCTCGGAGCCACGCACAATGCTGTCAACGCTATCGCCCTTTTGAATGATGATCTTGCGCTTCATGTTTTTACCATTTGGCTAAAGTCGTTCTTTTTGACGAAAGTAATTGTTTCCTGAAACTTTTCTACGAGTTGATCTGCCTTATGGGAGATGACGAAGATATTGTTCGCCTTGCCCATACTCTGAATGATCTTCATCAGTTCATCCATTCCGCTTGCATCAAGCGAGGAGTCAAACACCTCGTCAAGAACAAGTAGATTGCAGGAGACTGAGTTCTTCATCTTAGCAACTTCTCGCCATGCAAGCAAGAGGGAAAGGTCGATTCTCAGTTTTTCTCCCTCGGAAAATGATTCATAAGAAAACTCATCACGATAACGGCTCTTGATTGATTCGTTAAAATTCTCATCAAGAGTAAACTGAACAAAGAAATCCATAGCACCAAGATACTTGTTGATTGTTCGGTTCATGATTGGCAGATAATGCTTGATAATCTTGGCTTTAATACCATTATCTTTCAATAGCACTCCTGCAACATCATAATATTCCATGTCTTCAACAAGTGCCTTGATATCGCTCTGAGTTTCAGTCTTTTCATCACGAGACTTGTTCAGAGCCTCGGTGTCTGCTTCAAGGCTCTGTCTCTTCTCCTCGTTTTCCTTTACAAGTTTCTCCATCTTTTGGATATAGGATTTGAGTGTCTTTTGCTTTGCCTCAATACCTGAGATCTCGTTTTCAAGTTTCTGAATCTGATCCTGAGTATCCTCAATCACAGCGATCTTTTCCTGAAACTTCTTCAGTAGATCGTCAGCAACAGCAAGAGCCTCGTTTGCCTTCTGAATCTTTGCCTTTGCACCCTCTAGAGAACTCTCTTTATGTGCAGGATCAATTCCCTGCTTGCACATTGGACAGGTGCTTTCTTCGTGACCCTCTAGGAATGTTACGATCTCTTTCTGTTGCTTTATTGTTGCAAGAACATTTGCTCGTTCAGTCTTTACACCGTCGATGTTGTCCTTCAGAGTTTTCTTAGCCTTTGTGGCTTCGCGAAGACTAGCGATCTTTTCTTGTAAAGGATTCTTGCCACCTTCAAGTTCGGTAATTTCCTGCTGTGATTCGTTTATCGAAGTCTTATAGCCCTCGACAGACTTCTCGCTTGATTCTGATACTGTCTTTACAAAACGCTCTAGACCGTTGATTCTCTCATTGAGAATCTTTACCAATGAATTCTTCTCTTCAATCTCTTCACGAAGAACTGAAATCTTTCCCTTCAGGATCGTGTTCATCATTGAAAAGACATTGATATCAAGTAGAGACTCAACAATCGCTCTGCGGTCAGCCGCTACAAGGCGCATGAATGGAGTGTAGTTTGTGCTGCCAAGTATCACCACCTGACAGAAAGCCTTGTAGGACATCTTGAGGATCTGCTCCTCAAGCATCTTCTGATAGTCCTTTGATTTTGAGTCTTGCTCTACAAGAGTGTCATTCTTATAGATCTCAAATCTCTTTGGGGCTAGGCTGCGAACTATACGGTATTCGTCCTCACCAACAGTAAACCACAATTCTACAATACAATCCTTTTTATTGATTGAATTTACAAGTTGTGGGATATTGATGTTGCGATAGGGCTTGCCAAACAGACAGAATGTGATTGCATCAAGCAAGGTGGTCTTGCCAGCACCATTCTCTCCACAGATCAGAGTTCGCTGAACCTTGTTCAGCGGTATCTCTGTGTAGTTCTGTCCTGTAGATAGAAAATTCTTGTAGCGTAGTTTCTCAAACTTAATCATAATGTAGACCAATTGTAGCCCACTTTATGGGCTTGTCAAGTAATCAGTTGCAACCCCATACACGAAGAGATGCATTTATCTTTGAATTTGGATCAGCAGCAACCTCTGGACTTGTGTTATGCTTCTTCATGCCCTTCATTCGCGCACAGAATGATGCGCGTCTCTTCTGAGTCTTGTCCGAGAGTTTACTAAATCCACCCTTTCGTTCTGCCTCTCGCTTTGTCTCAATACCAGATCTAATTCCTAACTTTTTTGCGTAAGATGGCTTTAGTCCACCTTCAGGGTGATTCTTTTCAGGATCAAATCCCTTGTATGGCTTGGCATCTGCTGCCTCACCCACATCTTGAGCCTTCATGGCTACAAGTCGTTCCTTCTGCTTTGCGCTTGGCTTGCGAACTTCGCCACGCTCTGCCTTTAGTTTGAAGTTCTTCCAAGCCTTACCGTAAAGAACTGCTTGCCAATCATTACCATAACGCTTACGAAAATCTGAGCGAATGTCAGGACGATGAGTAAACTTCGTCAATTTGTAGTCTGGTGGTGAAACTTCATCAATCTGAATGAAATCTGAGAACTGTAGAGACTCGCTCTTTGTTCCTGTATGCCAAGTTCCACCCCTTTTCTTATACCACTTTGCAGCCCAACCATTAGCATATGCAGAGTTACCCGTGATAGTAATCCAACCATTCTGAACCATTACCCAAGTATTGTTTTCAGTTTCAGGACACCATACAGATTCATTTTCGACTGTGGTGAACACAACATTCTGTGTAGAGTGGTGCTTCTTATTCCTGATGATTGTGGCACTTCTCATGTCACCAACACTCTTGTCACTATAACTCACATGATATCCATTGAGATAAGCAGCAAGAATAGCCGACCAGAAGTGATCCTCATTCTTTTGGGAGAATCCCATAGTGTGTCTACCACTAATCTTTGTGCTTACACCACAATCATGTCCATCATAAA